GGAACTAATATCATCTCGACAAGTTCACCAAACTACACGGTTGAAGCAGAGGTACTGATCTAATGCCTACTTCTAATTCTTATGACTGGACATCATCAAGAGATTCAATAATTTCTGCTGCCTTTAGAAAAATAGGGGCACTAGGAGATTATGAAACCATTGATAACACCAGATTGAATATAGGAATTGCAGCATTGAATCCCATGATAAAGGCATTAGCAGCACAGGGAATGCCTCTTTGGGCAATTTCTGAAAAATACATTGCAATGTCTAACTGGGCTTCAAATCCAGCAATAACTATTGGTCCTGGAGCTACAGTAAATCAGTCAGATAAACCTCTAAAAATTTTACAAGCAGTCCGTAGGGATAATTCTGTTATTAACCAACCATTGGATGTTCCGCTTGAAATTACTACTTATGAGGATTATCAGGCACTATCATCAAAGAAAACTTCAGGAGCACCGATAAAACTATTCTATCTTCCTGGTGCTTATACTGGGACAATTTCTCTATGGCCTATGCCAGATTCTTTCTGGCAAACGAATGGGCAATTGTACATTAGGTATCATCGCCAATTTCAGGACTTCGATTCCAGTAATGACGAGCCGGATTTTCCTGTTGAATGGCATGAGGCACTTATTTATCAACTTGCATCTAGGCTTGCTCCAGAATATGGATTATCGTTGAATGAACGAATAGTTCTAAAAAAAGAAGCAGATTCTATTCTGGAGGCTGCGCTATCCTTTGGAACTGAAGAGGGATCACTTTTTATTATTCCAGCACGACGTAGGTAAGCATGGCTTTTACTAATACTCCAGAAATTTCTACACATCACGTCAAAGCTTTGCCAATTATTGGCGGGCAAACTATTGCTGGAGATGTTGGACCAGGAACAGCAGAAACATATACTTCTGTTTATCAAGGACAACGATTTATCAATTGTTATCCTAAAAGAATTGTATTACAAAACACAGATGATAAATGGGTATTAACCAAATGTCCTGCAATTATTTCACAATCCAAATTATTTCCGTCATCTGGCTCTGATGAAATTACTGCTATTTCCTCTGATGGACAGTATGTATGTAAGGGCAGAAGGATATATCTTAATGATGAAGTTCCTATCCTAGATTTTACAGGATCAGATAACTATACTTTCAGATCAATGTTTCAGGTTACAAATCCATCTGGAACTGATCGGCTGTATGCAGGGATTCTGAAAAATAATACAACGAATACATTACATTCTTATCAGTATAATGCTACTACAAAAACAATAACAGTCTCCAGTTCTATTCCATTTGGAAATACTAGTACCACTGCACCACATCAATCATTGTTTTACAATGGAAGGTTATTTCTAATAGGGAATAATTTAAGAATCTATAATACTCCTCCGGGACAGTATACTACATGGAATAGCACTGACTTTATTGTACCAGAAGCAAAAGCAGATGAACTTATTGCTATTTTGCTTTATAAAAACTATCTTGTTGCTTTTTCTACACAAAGCATAGAGTTCTTTCAGGATGGTGCTATCGAGCTTGGTTCTCCTCTTGTTCGACAGGAAGCATATCAACAACTCTATGGTGTAAAAGTAGCGAATAATATTACACAGTCTGGTGATAACATTTATTTCCTGTCTTATGAAGACAGGTTTGGATATGGTATTTATAAGATAGATAACTTTGTTGTAAAGCGGATTTCGAATTTTTATGTAGATTCTCTGCTTAATAATGAAAGTATTACTGGTGCTCAACCATTTTCGACAACACTATATATGGCCGATTTTGGTGGGGATCCTATTTTATTGTTTAACTGTGGATTCGGTGCTGCTTTATATGTTGACCAAGGATATGTACAATCAGGTTATGTTGGAGAAACTCAGACAGTAAGAGGATTTCCTTACATAAGTTACAGCACAAAGCAAAATCAATGGTTTGACTTTGTTCCATCAGACTCATCTGGTTACTTGTGGGGAATCGAAGTAAAATCACCTGGGTTTATACAACTAGCCCCGACTGCTGATAATGCACAATGGAAAACCTATTTTGTGTCATCTTATTTGAATGACGGCACTGTCAATTTTTATTATATAGACAAGTTCTACAGTGGAAGTGCAAACACTACTGCTGAAATTGTATTCGACATCACTGATTTTGGAGTTGGTTGGCAAAAGCACATAAAATATGTAGATGTATATGGCGATTTTGGAAACAATGCTATTAACTTGGCTTGGACAGGAAAAACAGATTATTCTGGCTGGACAGTGTATTATTCGAAAACCCAACCACAATCCCTAAAGCATCAAGCACTTCGTTGGTATAACATAGGAAGATATCGCTATTTTGCAGTAAGACTCAAATTCATGGGTACTTCCAATATCATGCTTGATAAGGTTGAAGTAGCTTATAATTTAGGAATGAGATGAGAAAGCTTGTTTTGTGGAAAGGGGATGACCCAGTTAATGCTGCAAATTTCAACTCGATAATGACTTCTTTCAAGTCAGGGACATTTGATCCTAATCATCTTGCAGCAAGATTCAGTAATACATCTGTAGCAGATCAACGTGGATATTATCAGCGTCTGAATGGTATTGTTTTCGTACACATAGAAATTTGCCCTGATATTAATAATCCACTTGGTGGCGGAGCTACTGTATCATTCAACTCTGGTGATGTATTAACGGCCCCATTGCCTTGTATTGCTCCTCAAGCGTATGTTGCTGGTAACTGGCTTGGACAAGATTCATTGACCATGACAAAACTGTCAGATGGAACTAAATATACCAATATTAAAGTTATAACCAATAATACGACTGGAAATCCAGAAATATTGATCTCACACACCATAGCAGCAACAGCTTCTACTTTTATCATTGAAGGTTTCTACATAACAAAGGTTTGATATGGCAATCAGTAATTATCTTAATCGTAGGATTATAGAGGATGGGTCAAATTTATATGAGTCAAACCCCTATTCGATAAATAATATGATAGGGAACGTTAGTAATTATACACAAACATCTCCTTATTCATCTACGTCAAGCACAGTAACTGCTGCTCCAGTTCAAACTTCTGGACCTACTAATGAGCAGCCCTTGACACCTCAATTTCTGGATCTAAGTCAATATAATTTAGGTATTGGATCGGTTCCTTATTTTCGTGCTTCAGATATTAATTGGGGACCATATGAAAACAATCCTGCTGAGGCTATAAAAGCATGGCAAGGTTATCTGGATTCTTTATCGGATGATCTTGGTAGACTTCCAAGAGATTGGGAATCAGTCTTAAAAACAGAAACACTTCCAGGAAGATATGAAAGTGATGTATGGACTGCACCAACACAATTTATAAAGCCAGAATTAACCTTTAGAGGCAACCCATCAGATTATGGTGATTGGGGAACTTCTGTATTTGGTAACCCTGCTAATTGGACCGTTCTTTATGATAAAAATAATCCCAATGCTATGGAATTTATGGTTAAAACTGGAAATAAAGAAGGTACTATTATACCATATATAAGACAAGGAGATACGTGGGTTCCGCAGACACAGGGAATTAGAAAACAATATTGGGATACAAATAACAGTGCGGGTAACTTGGCGTTAGCTACCGTAATTGGATTACCTTTCTTGTTTGGAGGACTGGCTTCTGCTGGATTAATAGGAGGAGGAGAAGCTACTGCCGGTATTGGTGCAGGAGAAGCTCTAGGATCCGGTGGATTATATTCTGCCGAGGCGTTTCCAATAGCTGCACCAGGTGCCTCAGTAACATCTGAATTACCTCCACTTGCTGAAATAGGGGCTGGAGGATCAGGGGCGGCGGCTGGATCAGAAATGGTAGGATTCGAACCATGGATAGGATTAGAACAAAGCCCTGCAATACCAGATCCTTGGTTTACAGAACCTGGGTTTGCTCCACCTATTAGTGCTACTCCTCCTCCGGTAACTGATCCTTGGTTCACTGAACCCGGGTTCGAACCACCAATTACAGGTAATCCAACTACACCGGGTATAGAGGATCTAATTCGTAGAATTGGGCAGGTTGACAATGTTGCTAGAAGATTAATTGGAGGAACTGGAGGAGGAAATCAAATGGGTAACGCAGGAGGAAATGCTAATGGACTGCTCGGATTGCTATCGGCCCTTTATGGTGCAAGACAATCAAGAGAATATGCCGACATTTTGAGGCAGATTGCAGGACAAATGCAAGAGCAGGCCAGCCCATACATCAATAAACTGCGTGAATCCTATGAGAATCCAAATGCTTATCTTGAATCTCCTGAAATGCAAGCCGTATTAAACCTAGAAGCCAACCGCTTGGCCGGAATCGATGCATCACAGGGAAGGTTGTCAAATGATATCAATCGTACTGCAAAACTGCAACAGCTTGCACAAAGCCATTTAGGAGAGTATCGTAGAGGTTTGCAACAATCTATTGAAAAAATGTATCAACCTATGGCAACTGCATCGTTGTTTAGAGAAGCGGCGGGAAGACAAGCAAATGCCTGGCAAGGCATCCCTCAATTCTTCGGTGCAGGGGGCTCTATTAGCAATGTATGGAATGATATCAGTAATATCATTAAAACTGGAAAAGATATATGGGATGTTATTTCTGGATGGTGGGACTAATATATGGCTGACTTTACTTGGGAAGATCCGGGAATCGGTGCCTTTTTCAAAGGACAAGAGCGGGCAGAGGGACGAGCAAAGACCCTATCAGACCTTCAAACGGCAGATATAAATCGTGCTAAGTCTTTACAGGAAATGTACAGAAACGAGCAAATGCTGCCTCTTGACCTTGAGCTAAAGAAACAAGAGGCGGCTCTTCGAGGACTTATTGCCAAAAAGACAGAGGGAGAGATTACAGAAGCGGAGCAAAAACGTAGAAGGGAAGCTACTGATAACTTCTTTAATTACATGCTTAAGTACAATGACCCACAGGGTGCTGTTGAATATTCTGGAGTTCCTCCTCAGTTTGCACAGAAATTCATGTCATTGTCTCCTGAGCAACGTGACGTTTTGATGAAGGAATGGATCAAGCGCGCTGCCGAGCCAGAACGAGTTAAAGAGGAAATCAAAACTCAAGGCAAAATTAGTGAAATACAAGAGCAAGCAAAAGAAAGATTTAAACTAGAAACAATGAGGCAACAAGAAATGACCAAGCGTGCTCTTGCTCTACAGGGACTAAAAAACCAGGCAGCAATGGAGCTTCAAAAACTGAAACTCTCTGTTTCAAGTATGATGTCCAAAACATATCAGCAAGAAGTCATTCATTTGGTGGAACAAGCAGAGGCACTCAAGAATGCTCCAAATAGTGGAGATCCTGATGTTGAAGCCAAACGCCTTGAAATGATTAACAACCTGACACAACGAGCAAACACTATCTATATGCTTGATATTCAATTGAAACAAGCCGCTGCCCAACAACAACAGGCTGGAAAACCAGATATTAGTGCGGCAACTGGTGGGCGCATTCCAACAAACCCACAACCAACTCCAATGACACCATATGGAGGTCAAGGCGGGCTTGGGCCTATTCCTCAAATCGGTAATGTTCCTGCTTTACCAGAAGGTCCTCCTCCTGGTGCTGTTCGCCCTCGTCGATAATTTATGAAGCCTTGGGTAGTCACAGTTGAAGGTGTTGAATATGATGTAGATGCCCCAGATGAAATTACTGCATGGAAGTGGGCTAATCAATATCATAATTCACTGAAACAACAACAACCTTCTCAGCTACAGCCACAATCGGAGCAAGCACAGCTTTCTCCGATGGATCAATTCAAGCAGCAACTTCATCAACAACCAGAAGAAATGCAAGGATTGCTTGAGGCTGGTAGCACTCTTTTGAGGCAAATGCCTGGCTATATTGCTGGTGGATTGGTTGGTGCCGGGGCTGCTGTCAGCGGGCAAGGCATTGATGCTGCCGCACAACAACAAAAATATGTTCAGGAAGGATTGAATAAATTCTTTGGTGCCGAACCAAAGACAGAGCGGGGTGCTGCATATACACGAGCTCTTGGCGATGTATTCCAATATCCAATTGAAAAAGCAAAAGAAATTGGAAGTGCAATTGGTGGATCAGAAGGAGAACTTGCTGCTGGTATTGCAGTGGAAACTCTTCTTAATTTTATGCCCCTTGGCGCAGGTAAAAAAGCATTAGAGAAGCAACTTAAAACAAAACCAGAATCTCTGGAACCCAAAGTAAAACTGGATGAAAACGCCAAGATTCTTGAAAATCTTGACAGTATTACTCCAGAAAAATTAAACCTTGAACTTCTTGATAAAGATAAATACCCTGTTAATAATGGCGGTGTACGTAATCTAGATCCATATACTGGAACACTTGAACTCCTTGATAAAGATAAATATCCTGTTTATGATAGAGGTGTGCGTCATCTAGATCCAGATACTGGAAAAGTTGTGCAAGGAATGGCAGAAGATGTTCCAACTATAGACTTTCCATTAAGGCTAGAAGTACTAAATACTCCAGAGGTTGTTGAAAAAGTCAATAACTATATAGAAAAAGCAGAAAAATATAAAGAAAAAGGAAAAATCAAAGAGCTTTCTGAATTACAAGAAGAGTTTGCTCAATTTATGAGACTATATGGTATATACCCTCCAGTATATTCCACAAAATTTAGTGGTCTTTATGGTGCAGTGTCTAAAGGAGATATTCCATTTCTAGCTTACCCAGGTGGTATTAGAAAATCTGGAGAGATAAACCCAGCAAAAACTGATACAGAAATTCCTAAAGTAGAGTGGAAACCAAATAAAATTGATGCCTTCAAAAAGCAGATGGGAGCTATTGATCCCAAGGTTTTTGAAGAGGGGTTGAAAAAACTTTCAGATCTTGTTGGTAAAACAAAAGATCTATTCACTTTTACTGGACAAAAGGATATTATACAGCTTGAATCGTATAAGAAAATTCTCCCTCATTCCAGTGTAAAAGATGCCCTTATTCCAAAGGATATCCCAGTTGAAACTGTAATAAACGAGGCTTTGAAATCAAATCCAGTTTCAGATAAAGTTGCCTTAATTGGCGGCGGAGCCATGATGGCAGAAATAAAAAAGAATCCCATTATTTCTGCTGTGGTTCAATGGTCAGACAACGCTGAAAAGCGGGCTCAATATAATATCACAAAGTATGTGGATCCAGTTGTAGAAAGCATCAAAGCAATTGGAAGATCTGAAAAGGACTTGAAGCTTCTGGTTGATATTCTTTTGAAGGAATTCAAAGAAGGCAAACAATATGGACCAGAGACACTTCAAAAAGCCGGAGCTAACCAAAAAGTAGTAGCTGCTTACAGAAAGCTTCGGGAAGCATTTGACAAGGCATACGAAGCAGAAAACAATGCCTTGATAGCGATTGGCAAAAAACCATTGACACGTCTTGAAGCATACTTTGCTTCACGGTGGAATGGCGATTGGAGGATTCCTGTTTACACGAAAGATGGAAAGCTCGTTTGGTGGATTGCCGCCCAAACACGATGGGGGGCAGAAAAGGCTTTCGAATATGTAAAGAAAAACTTTGATGACATTGATCTCAAAAAGTCAAAACTTATTTATTCAAGATCAAAGAATCCACTAACCTCAAGCAAAGCAGAAGCTGGATATTATGAACTTCTACAAGTGCTAGATAAAAATGATCCTCGTGTAGAAACCCTTAAATCCATTTTCGAGGATTATGTTGCTGCCACTGGTTTTAAGGAATTGGCTCAGTCAAAACACTTTGAACATAAAGCTGGCATTCGAGGATTCATTGGAGATCGTCCTTGGAACAGGAAGGATGCTATCGAATTTCTTAAACAGCAAGTAAGCTACATAGAAAATGCCTTTAGGTGGGCAGAAGATCAGGCAGCCGTACAGAAAGCTAAACAAATCTTCTCTGACGAAAACCTACAAGAACTTCATCAGAATGCAATTAAAGTTGCACAGGAGTACATGAAGAACAGGCTTGGATTTGGAGAAAAGCCGATCTTTTCCGCTATTGAAGGGGAGATAGCAAAAGCTCTTGGTGTAAGTAGATCCTCTCTATCAAAGGTTGTCGATATTCCACGACGCCTTTTCTATCTATTTACTCTTGGCTTCTTCGAGCCAGGATTTACTATGATATCTCTCACTCAGCCTGTCAACACAATGCCGTGGCATTTAAAATTATTGAAAGAGGGATATGATTTCAATCCTATTTCCATGATCTCCAAATCAACGATGGATTCTGTAGGACTGTTTCTCGATAACTATCATAAAAGGGGAACATTCTCATCAGAAATAGGATACCTTGCAAGTAAATATGCGGTTGACAATGGTGTAATCAACATCACTCCACTATCAGATATTGCAGAGCTTTCTCTACCTGCCGGGATCGCTGCGGCTGAAAAATTGGCAGCACTTAACATGACATCTGTTGAGCAACTTACTCGTGCATACACCTTCATGTCATTCGTGCATCATCTACATGAATCAGGTAAGTTCAAAGGCATGGAAATGGAAATGTTCCAGAAAGCAGAAGAACTTACCAAGTTGTCAATGGCTGACTATAGGAAAACAGAAAGAGCACCATTATTCAACAGAATGGGAGCATTAGGAACAGCATTAGCTACTCTGCAAACATATAAAGTAAATATCTATAACCAACTTTATGCCCTTGGAAAACATGGAGTACAGACCGGTGACTATCTTCCATTAACAACAGCGTTGTTGATTAATCTGACTCTGGCTGGAGCAAGGGGCGCTTTTGGAATTGCCACTGTAGATGCTGCCTGGGAATTCATCAAGAGAATGCTGCCAACCGATTTATGGATAAAGGTAAAAGACTATTCCATCAGAAACACATTGGCAAAGCTTGCATTTGAAAATCCTGAATTGTCGTGGATAACTCATGGCGCTATCTCCAAATTAACTGGTATTAACCTATCAGGGAGATTTGATAGTGGATCTATAATTGATCCTACCTTTGAAGGGTTGTTACCGTTTATGGGAGATGTCATAAATCGTTCACAAGATATTGCCGGAATGGTAATTAACCCTAATGATCCAGTTAATGTTGCTCTAGGAAAACGAGCAATGTTGCCGAAAACAGCCCAGGGATTATATGAAGCAACTTCTGATGTATTATCCCCAAAATTACCAGAAGGCGGAGCAATGGGTACTCGCACAAGAGATCCATTACAGGGCGTATATCCACGCACTGAAAAAGAAAATCTCTTACGAAAACTTAATCTTTATAGTCTACCAGAAGGTATTGTAAGAGAACTTGATTATTATAGTTCAGCACAAGAAAAAGAAACCAGCAAACGATTGGCAGAGCTTTCTGATAAAATCAAGCGTACTGCTTTGCTTGGATCCGCTGATAAACTTCCAGACTTAATACAACAATACTACGAAATTAATGGAGATTTTCCACAACTTGAAAGGATGATTGGGGAAGCTGCCATTAATAGAATGACAACCAAACTAGAACGCCTTCAAATGGGTGCTAAAACGCCGATTGGAGTTCGTAAATTCCTTGATTATGTAGGTAAATAAAGATGTTCACAAGAATCCTTAAATTTGTGCTAGATCATGAGGGTGGTTACGTCAACCATCCCGCAGATCCAGGCGGTGCTACTAATTATGGTATCACCCAAAGGACTCTGGATGCTTACAATCAGGAAAACAATCTTCCAAAAGAAAATGTAAAAGATCTTAAGCTAGCCAAGGCAGTTAATATTTACTACGACAAGTACTGGAATCCTGAATGGGAAAAACTTGGGTTTCCTTTGGCCGCCTGCATGTTCGATACAGCAGTCAATATGGGGACTAATCGAGCTTACTCTTTTTTAAACCAATGTGACAATAATTACGTGAAATACTTACAACTCAGGATTGCAGACTATAATGCTATAGTTGAGCGTCGTCCTGCCAGCAAAGTTTTCCTGAAAGGGTGGATGAACCGTGTAACTGATCTACGCAGGTTTATTGATTCGGAGATGGAAATTGAAAAACAAAGAAAATAAAATATGGAAGATGTCAAAGAAAAACGAAGACAAGTTCATGCAATACATTTACTTTTGGCAGGAAAAACTTGGACTAAAAGAATGGAGCATAGTAAAAACAAATAAAAAAATAAATGCCTTGGCTTTATGCACATTCCCAAGAGACAGATCGAGTAAGCTTTGCATGGTGTCTTTGGGGCAATACTGGACCATTCCCATTAACGATAAAAATCTCAATTCAGTGGCTTGCCACGAAATGCTTCATGTTCTTTTATACGATGCGATGGAATATGCTAGAGAAAGACCCTTGGATGTAAAGGGAATCATGGAAAAGGAGCATGAAGTAGTAAACACATTGGAGAATGTATTAACTGGACATACAGAGCAATAAAGAAAGGGGGCTTTCGCCCCCTTTTTTATGACCCGCAAACTCCTCCTTTACCTGTTATATCGCATATATCGTTTTCCTCAAAGATTACTCCGTGATGTTTTATTGCCTCATTGTAATCTACTCTGGTGATTGGCTGACCTCCTCTACTTCCATCCGGATAACAAGTAAATCCTCGTAGGCGTGTAGCGTACTTGGCAAGCGTTCTAGCAAATCTTTTGACGTAATCTTCAGTGTCTTCTCTGGAACCCCAGGAAGGAAGATTGATGGTACTGGATATTGACATGTCAATATAATCTTGAACATCTGCCTGGAATTTGATTCTTCGCTCATAATCTTCTGCCAAATCTGAAGCCGTTTCTATCTTATCTGGATCAATCCCATAGTGTTTTATCAAATGATCGGCAGTTGCATCAACAACGAACTGATACTTCCACCTAATGCCATCAGACAAATACCTACGTTTGTAAGCTACTGCATAAAGAGGCTCGATTCCAGTAGTAGTTGAAGCAAGGATACCAATAGTTCCCGTAGGAGCAATTGCCCTACAAGCAACTGGTCTGCTTACGAATAGACGATCTGCATGTTCATCTGCTGCCTTACGAGAATAGTCTCGGTAGACGGCAAGCCATTTATGCAGTTCATTGGTTACTTCATATCTTTGATTCCTTTTGAGTAGCCATTCATGAATACCCATAAGTCCCAATCCAAGTCTACGATTCTTCTCTCGAACTTTATACACCTTTTCATAAGGAAGATGTGCTCGAAGTGTACCGCAGACAAGGAATTTCGTTGCAAGTATGACAATATCCTTGAACTCTTCCAGTGTTTCTATAGAGCCAATGTTGATAGATCCAAGATTACAGACATCACTGTCGTCTTCTGAAGTTACCTCAGTGCACGCATTCCGAAGGGTTTCTTTTTGTTTGTCTCCAAAATTAAAGCTGAATCCTGGTTCTCCTGTTGACAATGCCTGATAACAATTCTTCAGGAATACCTTGTTGTTTTCCAGACCACCAACAAGAGCAGCATCATCATAGTTTACTGAAATATTGGTCATATCCAATGGAGCAGGATAATTGAAATCAGCAAATTTTGCATCTGCCACTGTGTAATAACTATTGGTACCCTCTCTCCCTGAATACACCAAACCAAGTTCCTGAGTGTGCCAGTTCTTCGCTTCAAGAAAGGCATCAATATCTTCATGCTTCCAGTTAAGAGAAGCATAAATAGCTGACCTTCTCGAACCTCCTTGCATCACATTTCTGCCAATCTCATTGATACAATGCATCAATGGAATTGGCCCTGATGCAATTCCTCCTGTTCTTTGTAAAGGTTTTCCTGACGGCCTAATAACGCTATAATCAATTCCAATGCCGCCTCCAGTCATTAGACTGGACATTGCCCTCCATACGACATTGCTCCATTCCTCTCTTGTATCATCAGTAACACGAAGAAGGTAACACTGATATGTATCAATGCCATGTGTAATAATAATGCGATTATGCACAGGCTCGTACGGACAGTATACCTCTTCAATTGTGTCTGGTTCAATACTAATTACTTTATATCCAGAAAACTCATTACCATATTGATAATTCTGGATAAAAATTTCATGATTTTTATACTCATACTTGTTAATCTTACCGTTTCTAATTTGCGAGCGAAGTTCTCCTGTAATAACAATACCGGCAAAAGCAGCATACTCTCGGAACCATTCTATGGCCTCTTTATTTACAGAACAAAGTTTGTTTCCTGCTGTCTCTGATCCATCTGCTGCTAACCAACCAGCAATGAAAGATGCAATGTATTCCGGATCATCTGTGTTTTTTGGTAGAGATTTCCAATCAATATCTTGATTAAAATAAAGTACAGGATCACCATTTGCTGATGGCGGATAGGTAACTGTTCCTACGAGCGCTAATTCATCAAGATATTTTTTGTCTTTATCTGAGCACAATCGTAATTGACCGTTTGCATTACCATCACCATAAACAAAACCATGAGCAAAAGCAACACGATTAGGTTTTGAGCTAAACTGAACAGCATATTTATTAGCCGGGACTACATCACCGACACGAAGGTCATAAGTATCTGTCCCGTCAATAAGTGCCCAATGATGATGTCTTGTAGCTCTGACAGTCCACGTGTGACGTTGATGCCCACTTACAGCAACAAATGTGATTTTATATAATTGCTGCTTACCGTGTGATTTAAACTCCGCCGGATAAAGTTTCCCATCAACAGGACTTACTATATTAGCAACACCTAGTTCGCTAACAAGACGCCAACCCCGGTCTGTTAAAACTTTGGTTTCAGCACCAAAACAGTTATTAAAATATTTCAACGGCCTTCCGGCATAATAAAGATACCTTCCTCCTGGAATGAATTTGAATTCCTTGATGGCCTGAACAAGAGCCTCTCTGTCGGAATCCGACATCAGCTTGTGTTCAGTTCCCCACCTCGTACCACAAACATCTTCCACAACCCTTTCAGCAAGAGCATCCCAGGTGTCATTTGGCCCTTGTGCATATTTCCTTCTAAATACATCTTCAGCAAGTGGTGTCTTAAACCTGCTCTTGTTCGTCATCAGTCTTTCCTGTGGTCATCTCCTCTTCTACAAGAGGCTCAAGATTACGTAGAGCATACACTCCCGCCTCAACCTCCGACATTGGTCGATTCAACAGATAGCCAATGATGGCTCGTAATGTCTCAGTAGGGATCTTGTAATACTTCGGTTCTGATTTCATCCATTGCCTCCTTATCTCTCACAAAATTAAGAAAATGTTTTTTGGTACGATGTCCCTTTTTGAATTCATGTTTAGGATCTCGTCTGTCTTTAGAACTCAACAGATCCTTCTCCGTATTCCTCTTCATCGACATCGTCAAACATCCCAATCAATACATCATACTTCGCTTCGATAAAATCACCGAAGCGATCTACCAGTTCTTCTGAAGAAATATCCAGAAGTTCCATGACAGTAATCTCGTCCATTACCCTCAGCCGTTCGGCCAGGTCATTTACTGTAAGAGCCATACATCACTCTTTTCTTTTTGTAAATGCTTCCGCAAGAGAAGGAACAACTTTCTCAACACTACGGCCAATCACATATCCACCAAGACCAAGCTCGATGATTTCAAACAGCTTGTTGATTACTTCTGGAGGAGCATTCGGAGGTACGATGCCAAACCAGTACATTCCAACAATGACACAGAAGAAAATCATTACCAATGGCCTCCAATTTTTGGTTAGCCATGAGTCCGATTTTGCTTCTGCCTGAATGATACTGGCTTTTGCCTCCATCGCAGCTTTCTCGTATTCGAGTGCCTGAAGATAGATACCTGCCTGTAACTTGAATTGTTCCTGTTGTAGCTTTGCCTTCTCCTCTGGAGAGAGAGTAAGGTTGTCTATCAGTTTTGAAATAGGATCGAATAAAGTAACTAATGCACTAAGTATAGGTGACATATCAATGTACTCCCAATTCTTTTGCTCTTTTCATGAATAGTTCAATGGATTCCTCTGGTGTAAGTATCTTTGGTTTTATTCCATCAACACAATTATCTGGAAAATGCCAGTTTTTTCCTTGATCTGGTAATAGATAAAATGCTTCTATTTTCAATTGAGAAGTATCTGCAAGTTTTACATCCTTGTCTTCCCAAAAGAAGATAGGCAAATTAAATCTATTTGCTATTCGGTTCATGGTAGCCTGCTCAAGAAGCTTATATGATGGGTTCAAAAGTTTAAGTGGAGAAGACATATCTCCCAAGTAAGCTTCCGCAGCGTCATGTAACAATCCCCATACAGCTTTTTCTTTTGGAACAAGATAAGAAACATGTACTGAATGTTGAGCAACACTATAAAAATAGTTGCAATGTCCTGTGTACCTACATAGGTTGCCAAGAGAGTGACCAATATCTTCTATATTTATCTCACTTATATCATGTATGTGAGTAAAATTGAATTTATCTCCAGTATATGTTTCTATCCACGGTTCCATCACTCCGTCTTTAGTGTTTGCAAATTCAGCCATATAAATCCAAGATTCGACAGTCCGTAACAGAAAAATACCAAAGCCAACGGATAGTTTCTATCCCTGATGTAGGATATTCCTACCAGGGTATAGATCAAAGAAACTGTCAACAAAAGTATGTTACCCATTTTATTCAAATGGCAAGCTTAGTTGAACTCCGGGCTCAGGATATTTATTGTCTTCTGGGTATCCTTCATCAAGACCAAAGTCTTTCTTTTTCGGCTCTTCAAGTTTAGCAGATCCACCTTTCTTGTCGAAAAACATTGATTTGCCAATCATCCGAATTTCATTTCGAGATACGACATGCTAACAGGCATGATATCGAAGTCCCCGTCCTTAACATTATGTAACATCCAAATACCTCTCCAGTGCTGGTTACCCTGTGGCCCAAGATAGTCCTCATCATGCAAGTAGAAAGCGCCGGCAAATATACCTGTAATCCTCTTACCATCAACTCGATATTCCGTATGGATGCCCTCTTTTTGTACGTGCCCCATGACGCAGGACATGTGTGTCTTTCTGCATAAAGCAGCAGGGGTCGTTACAGGCCTGCCCATTATGCCTGTAGTAAAGTAATGGCTGAATGCAACTCCTTCGATGATTACTACCTGAAGGAATGGATATACTTCCCATCCATGTTCCTCGTAAGGAAGATCACTCAAATCAATGATACCTTCATATTCCGGGCTGCTTTCTACAGCACGGACTATACGGTTTTCATGATTGCCTAATGTAACGATCTTCCGTGGGTTGTATCGTTTTTTGTGTTGTTTAGCCAGTTCATCATTCAAATCATTGATAGGCTTCTCGAACATTGTTACCGCTTTTTTTATGGAATCAATGTCTTTTTTATATCTACGTCCCTCAAAGGATTTCTTTCCTTTGTCGTATGAAGACAATGATTCCATATCAGCCCAATCGCCGAGATTTACAATGATATCTGGCCTTTTTAAGGCTGCATATTTACCTGCCCATGTCCAGTGAGACATTGGAACACCGGACTTTACTTGTCCGTCAGGTATGACCATTATTTTCATTGTTTTTTATCCGGAGAATTAAGTATCACTGCTTTACTTTCCTGACGCTGTTCTGTCAAGAATGGGAGAGCACCGGCTCTTAGCAGAGTGTTTAGGCCAACTGTGATGACAACTTCCAGTTCCTCCCCACTAAGTTCTGCTGAAAATTCAACAGCACCCTGCTCTGTTTCAATTAGTTTTTTTATGTGCATTTATTGTTTTAACAACTCGAAAAAATTATCCAAGCTCATGACGATAAGAGGCTCTGATCTGTTCTGCTTGATAACAAGCAGCGGTATCTCTCCATCATTCACGTGTGTAGTTGCTTGTTCATAGTCATTATAGATAGCAATACTGGCTTTGTTCTTACATTCCACGGCATAGTTGAAATAATCCAACGCCCTTTGTGATAACTGTATATCACGTCCCTTCGTTCCAGATGAAGTACTTCTTACATCATTCTCCGTTAGATCCGGGAACGTCTCCAGTATTTTCTTCACTACCAGATTTTGCAGCAGCCTCCCTTTGTTTTTCGCGCTTTTCGGTTTCATCCAATACCTCTTTTAGTTCTTCTTCAGATCTGATTACACGGTATAGACGATAAAACAAAGAGAAATCGAGCCCGGCTTCTCCATAGCGGCTGCGAACAAAGGCTTCCATTTCTTTGGGATCAAGGCCATTAAGGGCTTTTCTTGCTCTTGCTGGTCCGATGGACGGAATTCCTCGCAGGTTATCCGCAGAGTCCCCAATGAGCATCGAGGACCAAAAAGCCAGCGCAGAATCACGCTCGTCCATTTCAAAAAACTCGCCTTTGATAAAATTGTAATGTTGTCCGGGGATTTGTAAAAGATCTTTGTCGATGGTGCAGATGATAAAATCGCCTTTAGCCTCGATTCCAATTCCGTCGTCAGCTTCAATTCCGGAAGTGACTTCACTTTTCCATTCTTCAACCAAAAATTTACGAAGTTCGTCAAGCCATACTGGTCGTGGTAAATGTTCACGATTAGCTTTGTACAGCGGATAGAGCTTTTTTCTAAAATTTCCAGTGCCTGATATAAAGAGCCGATATTCAGTAGATTGAGTGTCACTAACGATGCGGTATAAGAGGGAATCTGCTCTGGCAATTGCGATGTCAAGGGGGTCTCGTTCATGTTTTTCTTTTGTTGGTTCACAGGAAGCTGCACATCTATAAGCAACAATGTCGCCATCAATAAGGCATAACATCTGTAATTCCTTGTCAGTAAAAGCCTCCCCTTGCGGGGAGGCCTTGTAATTAATTATTTGTCAACTCTGACAATCTCGTAACCGAAAAGAAAAACGGAGAGAGGATCTGGTTGACGGTTCACACGAACCGGATACTTCTTACGTAGAAGTTTACGCATGAATTGACGTGCTTTCTCATAGTTAGAAAATCCTTTTGCTACGGTTACTCCATTACGAATTACTTTATAGTACATGTAAGCCTCCTTACTTGATCTCTGCTTCGTCGGCAACTTCCCAAGTATCCTTGGGAGTTACCTCATTAGTGTTGTCTTCCGACATCACATAATTCTCGAATACCTTGGCAAGAGCCAGAACTTCTTCTACTTTAGGACGCTTGCCTTGGTCCTTATAATACTCGATTGCAGATGCAATAGAGCTTTGACGAATAATGTAAACCTGCCTACGAGCACGCTCATCAGCCGTCTCATAGTTTGGCCGTGTCGATACAGGAATAGGCTTTCCTTGAACCATCTGATTAGCTTCCTCCTTAACTGCTTCTACCCAATCCCAAAAACCTTTATCGTTCTTCTGTGCTTTTACTCTATACACTTCACCCTGTTTTGCATTTGAAAGTGCATTCCATGTAGCCTGCTCAGTAGTAAATGACATCAAGGATTTCTTGCCTTCTTCCCGGTTCTTGTCCAGGTTATGGTAACTTATATCCATTTGTGTGTATTTGTTTCTGCCCTTGACTACATTCTTCGTAGATATTTGTTTGATCTCGATTAACATCTCTGTCCTCTTTGTTTATATTATATCTAATTCAGTTCTGTTTGTCAATACCCTGTTTTTGGTATTTATCCATTTCCCTGAGGTTAGGACCAATTTTAACCTCGCATGGAAACTTGCATGGTAAATCTATATTCCATATAGCCTTTACATTCTTTGGAAGGTAAGTGTCAAATACATCATACATGAGGTTGGCTACATCTTTTGCTTCCTCCTCTGGGCAATCAGCGACAATCGAATCGTGGACAGTAGACACCAGCAGGGACCGCATCCTTTTTTCATTCATGTTCTTTCTTAGGCTTATTCTTGTTATCGCAAGAAGATCGTTTCCGGTACCCTGTACCGGGTAATTGGTCAAAATTGTCCAAGGAATCATTCCATTTTCTTTTAGTCCTACTAACCATTCGCGACCAAGCGGTGAGCAAATGGGCTTATTTCTTATGACCAGATCGGCAAGATTTCTATGATACCTGTCTATCCCTTTGTACTTATCATAGAACTTCCTGTTTATTTCATCCCAAAAATCAGGATCATCAGAAACGCCCATAAAATCAGGGTCATTAGCGAAACTCCAGCCAGAACCACGGTAAATAGTACGAAATAGGTACTTTTTGGAGATAAGTCTCGTTGGTAGATTAAATGCCTTTTGATTCGTCGAATGAACATCTATTTCCTCATTAAGCTCATGAAGACCTACTGGATCGTTAGCTAGCCAGTTAAGAACTCGCCATTCAAGTTGAGATGCGTCACATTGCACATACATCTTATTGCTTTTTCAAAAGTGCTGGAATCTGTCTTGACATCTGCTTGAACGTGACTTTCTTTCTTAGCTCTTCGAATAGATCAGGGTAAACTAATTCCATTTCCGAGATAAGATGAGAAAGTTCATCGTTATCCATGTGATCTTTCAGTCTCAGAATGGTGTAGTATATCGAATCAGGTTGTTTTACCATCGTGTCGTAATAAGCTGTTGAGCTTCATCTGAAAGATTTTGTATGTTCGGGGATTTACTTGAAAGCCTACCTGTCCTTGCTACTACCTGAGTAAAGGTAGTATGCAAAAGGTTGTCTTTCCAATTCATCTCTTCATACAGCTTTCGAAATCCCTCATAGTAGGTTGTCTTTAGCTTATTCAATTCCTTTATTTTAAGGATACTATCAATGAGTTCTCTATCCCCTCCTTTGAGTTTCAAAAGATAAGTTTCATCCACTGACCAGAAACCTGGCTTTTTGAGTTCAGATCCTTTGACTGGAGTAAATTTTCTTGGAAGTGTATAAGTTACCTCCTCGTTCTTTAGCTTAAGTTGTCCTTTTTTCTGTCCTGATTTATACACCCCATCAGGAACTTTAACGGTGAAAGTAAGATCGCCACCGTAAAGCAAAGCAGAAAGGTGCTCGTTAGAATTCCAATTAAAGTTGGGAATGCTGTGATGAATAGCAAGCTTGTCTTGTATCTCCTTAATCTTGTCATCGATTTCTTTTTCTTTTTCTTTTGCTTTTTCTATGTCAAAGTGAATTCCATTCCATTCCATTTCAGCAAGAACTTTAAGATCTAACATAGAAATCATCATCAACTTTGCCTGATGTGGGCGCATCGCACTTATTTGTTTTTTGTAAAGCTCATAAGTGAGCCTCACATCCTGCAAGGCATACTCTGCCAATACCTCCCTAGGAATCTTGTCCGTATTTATCCCATTGTTCCAGTACTCTTTTTCAATTACATCTATCTTAGAACCGAGTCCATATTTTTCGCATACACCATCAAGTGATGGATAAGGATTCTGCATCCTGTCATGAATAAATTCGAACAATTGGCAGCACCAGACAGGCTTGTTCTTGATGTCTATATTCAGTTTCCTAAGCCAATGAAGGTCGTATTTTGCATTGAAGAATACAAGAAGATCTGCTTTGTTTATTTTTTCTTCCAAAGACTTTTTATCATGAAACAGTACACCCTCATCGTCGTCGGATTTGAATGAGATGCATACATTGATATTTCTGGTATCGAATGGATTCCCTTTGTTGTAGATGGTATTTTCAGTATCTATAGCAAGAATTCTTTTAGTCATCTACAGTCTCAAGCTCAGGTCTTGGTCTCTGATACTGAGGTTGAAGTTTGAGTATAAATATGTTATATCTCAATATCTCCAATTGATCTTTTTTTAATTGTGATGCAATTTTGTCTACAAGCTTCTCGAAGTTATGAACTGCATTCGTATAATGATTCATTATTATTTCATTTTTGTCGAGCTTGAAACCTTGGGTTTCGATGACTAGCATGGCTTACTCTCCAGCCTTGGTGCGTAGCCGCTCAATCTCGTCACGCGCGATGCGAACGATCCAGCGATTCTCGTCATCCATGTGACTCTACTCCACGGAAACAGGTCCATCAATATGCGCAAGTACTGACGACAGGCCATCATTTGATAGCGCACGCAACACCATTACTGCTTTGTTGTGCTCGTTATACTGGCGCAATGTTTCCTCCGACTCTGCGCCAGTTACGGTATGGAACATGAGCTTTCTGCTCTGAGACGCCACTACGCGTCTCATCAGCCTAATGGCTTCAGGCAGTGTAAACAGATTGTTTACAGTGGTGTCATTGAATGCCACTGTTGCCTTCCTGAGTTCCTCGCAACACAGATCAGCCTTAACCTTTGTTCTCCTTATTTGCTATGTTCACGTTTGATGAACAACTATAAGATTTGAACATCTTATTTTTCATCATATTGATAGTGACATTTATTTAATTCTTCTCTTTCAATTCGTTCTTTTTCTTTACGCAGCCAATCGGGCACCTCTACTGAAGTAGGAGTCAGTTTACTGACATCATCTTTATCTGGTAGATCTGCTTCGCCAGTTTCCACGGCAAAGAACACTTTCAACCCAATTCGCTGAAAGATGTCAAGGCGTGGGTTCCTAACTGGTCGTTCTTCATCATAGGCTGATGAAAAATAAGCTTCCAACACTGGATCGGCATCTTCCTCACAGTACAATCGGTATACCGCCACTCCGTATTTTCCGCCGCGGTTATTGGCCTCTTCTCTTGCCATCCTAACTGCTTCTCTGCGGCGTGTGCATCCTCCGACAAAGTACCAATCGTTGTTGGTCCATCCCCACCGGTGGGCAACCACAACGAATAACCCATTTTCAGACAGTTGAGTCGTCATCTTTGTTTCACTACGCTGCTTTGGATGGAACTATTTTATGACATTTATCATGTATGGCCTGAGCTGCCCGTTCAAACGTCTCATCATCTATACGGTAAACCTCAGCAGGCTCTGTACGCACAACTGGAAGAAACACATCGTAGTAACGCTCATCTTCAGGGTGCTTAATTTCCTCAATAAATGTGTGGCCGAACTTATAGCGGCGATAAAAAAAGCACTGTGTCTGTGCATGCCAGCGCGCCACGCTAGTGTTTCGGCAATGTCCTTCATAGTATGCACCATGCTGTAGCTCTTCCTTACGTAGCAAGCCTGAACTGTAGGCGCGCTCAAGGTCACCATCAGTGGGATTTACTGGTAAGTTAATATCAACTATCATCTTATTACTCTTGTTGTTTTATATCTTCATATCTTGCTATTTCAGGAACGATTCTGACCTGAAAAGTTCCATGTCTTAATGCAGGATCGCTGTCATCATCACCAAACCCTTTGTTTTTAAGCACGGAAATGA